TCTTCTTCTATGTATGGCCTATGCCCGCCGAGATTTCTGATTAGACTGCTGACTGCCCGCTGCACTTTCATGCGTGCACCATCTGCTGTTGTAGATAGTTCCTGTGCTAGGTCTGACCACTCTACATTTTCTGCTGAGTATTTAATACGAAGCACATTCTGTTTTGTATCTGACAATCTGTAGTAGGCAGTGGCTATATCTGAGCGTAGTACTAGCCAGTTGTTGGTGTCATTACTTTCGCCTTTAGAAAACTTAAAGTTCAAGTCCTTGATGGCAGTTGGAATCTCATATGATTCTGCAATGATAGATGGGAGAAAGGCTTCAATAACTGATGAGTCATAGTAGTAGAGGTCAAGTAATTCATAGCCAATCTTTCTGGCTTTCTCTCGTTCGCAATACTTAATTGCTGCATTGCGTAAAGACCTGGCTATAAGTTTGTCTCTGTCTTTCTGTTCTAACTCTGACCACTCTTTGTATTTTTGTGGATGAGAAACGAACCACAGCCATAGTACCTGTTGGATATCTGATTGTTCAGTAATAGGGTACTTGCGGTGGTACTCAGCAGCAAGGGCTATCACCATTGCCTCGTACTCATCTACATACATTGGTTAGTTAACGCCTTCCCACTGTCCTCTTTGTACCAATAGTCCGATTATTGCATAGTTTGCTAGGTCAATAAAGGAATCCTGTATAGATTCGTAGTTGGGCGTGTCGTTATTTTTGTAGTAAAGATTCTCTAGTCGTGCCATCTTGTCATGCATACGGACAAGCAATCCATTCATTGCCCCTCCTGGGGCATTGGAGATATTCAACGGACCGTAGTCTGCATGTTTACGTATCATAATAATACGCAGTTCTTTTAGAATATCTTCAAAGTCATTCGGGTCTTTCACTGAGTATCTCCTTTGTTTCTTTATCGAAGTTATGCATTGCCTCTGCTACTAGCAGTTCTTCAATAGTCTCGTTGCCACTACCTGATGCTGCTGCCACTATGACTGTGGCTATCATGGTAAGCATTTTGTGTGCCATGTCTGGGTCTTTGTGAATCATCTCAGCCACATCTCGTAGTGCATTGAGTAGGTCTAGCCCCTGCTTGTCTGATACTGGTAGCCCAAGGATACGTGGATTGTCTTTGATAAACTCCCATACATTATCTTCACTAGGAACTGAGGCATCTAGCGATTCGCTCATTGATGAAATCCACTCCTTCTTTATGCACGATACTGTTTACATCGTGGCCTTCTGGCATTTGAATAATGTTTACATTGCCTAACTCTTTACTTATCTTTTTGCCGAACTCTAGTCCTGGCCCATCACCATCTGCCAATACAATTACTGTATCAAAGTCATCTAATATTCTTGTGTAGAAAGGCTTCCAATTGTTTGCACCTGGAATACCTACTGCTGGGTGATTAGTTTTAACGCTGAGTGTAATGCAATCTATCTCACCTTCGGTGACACAGATGTAGTCTGATGCTGTTAGTACTACCTGTGCATTGAACATGCTGGTCTTAGCACCTGGCATACCCATATACTTTGGGTCTGCTCCGTTCATTGCTCTGAATCTGATATCTACCACGCCTGATGGCGTGATGTATGGAATGGCTAGCCTATCCATGTACTGTTCATGACCTGGAAGAGCGTCCTTTACTACTCCCAAATGAAAGCGTTGAGCCTCTGCGACCGAGAGATTGCGTGTTGCCAGATACTCTGTTGCTAAATGTATCTGGCTTGCGTACTGCTGCGCCGCCTGCAAGAGAAATTGTCTGTGCGAATTTGATAGCCTCACGATATGTGCCTCCTTCCTTCTGAATAATTAAGTCGTACACATCTCCACCTACACCACAACCATGACATTTGAATCTACCTTCATCAAAGTTTAGACCTGCTGATGCATGACTGTCATCGTGAAATGGGCATTTTATTTTGCGCCAACCGCTGCCCTCTGGTGGCACGGTTGCGCCAATGTAATTTAAGTAATCTACAATACTATGTTTCGCTGCGTCCACGCATTGCGTCCTTTATTAAAGCCAACCATACTTTGGCTGGCATTGTGCAATACCATTCGTCAACATTCTTAGTTCCTTTTTTCTTGTGGAGGACAACGCCTGTCCAACCTTGGTCGTTAATCATTTCTACTTCTAGTTCTTTTAGCCAAGCACTAAGGTCTAACTTAATATGGTTCTTAACTTCAATCGTCACGCCATTGACTCCTGCTATGTCACCTCTGTCGAGGTGGCTGCCTGCTAGTCTGCGCTCTGCATATGGAAACCCATTTGCTTTTAACCAATTAACTGCTGGGATTTCTCCGCCTTGTGTACCTTTACGCTTGGCTGCACTACTCACACTATTCCCTCTTGTTGGTATCTGACTGCTACATCTTCTAAGTACATAGAGTCTGGGTTGAATGAAAGACTAACATAGTTACTACCTGTTTGGTCTGCTCGCCCATATCTGTTCTTAACTGGAGCCACACATAAGTATGTGTCATCTCCTTGTTTCATCTGACCAATTGTAAGAACCATTGCTGGAATCTGATTGACCATTCCTTGCACTGCACTGCGTGGCTGACAGGGATAGCCATCGAATCCTTCTTTAGTGTGGTGCAGTACTAACACTGCTGCGTTTGTATCTCTGGCTAGGTACTTAAGTTCTTTCATAACGGCACGCATTGCACCGAACTCATCGTACCCATCCATTGCTACATCCATAAGATTGTCTACAACAATAAGGGTTGGACTCTTACCCCACACTGTTTCAAAGGCTGAGACTTCATCATCTAGGTCTTTAAGTGTAGGGCTAGATTCAAATGACCAGAACAAATGATTGTTCAGTTGTAGTATCTCGTGTGATTTTGCTGGATTGTTTTTAAGTAACTGTTCTGCTGCTGCTTGTGTCATCTTGCCTGTCATAGCAATCAAACGCATAGCCATAGTATGTGCATTGGTATCTGCTGAAAAGTAAAGTGTAGGATGTTTTGTTTTAGCAGCGATAGCCAATGCAACTGATGACTTGCCTGCACCTGGAGTGCCTGCAACTACAGTTACCTCTGCTCTACGCAGAATAATTCCTGCTCTTTCAAACGCCGCAAAAGCGGGTGGCAATGGTTCGCCACCCACCTCTGCTTTGTTTATAGAGCGTCTAAGTGTTTTCACTTAATCTGTTCTGGAACGAATGTGTTCCACTCTGGTGATTGAACAACAACATATTGGTTCTTACACTTATCGAAAGCACCCTTCGGTGCTGGACAAAAGTAACCCTTGTATGGCTTGCCGTCCTTACCCATACCTTGAATTGCTGTCATCTTTCCATGTGCGCATGCACGCCCACCAATAGTAGATACTGGTGCTGGTGCTGGGTTTGCATATTCTTGGGCAGGAACTGATGTTCCCCCTAGTGTGTCAATGATATTGCCACCTAGCGCTGCTGCTACTGACTGAACTGACACTGCTGGTGCTGATGCACCACGCACTGCTGACTCTAGTTCCTGTGCTGCTGATGCGATTGCTGCAATTGAATGTGCAACAATGTTATCTAGTTCATCTCCGCTTTCTGCTCGGACTGTTACTAGACTACCTGCTGTTGTCTTTACTGTGATACTGATTGGTGCTTCTGTACTAGGCACTATCTTCTCCTTGCTCGAATGGAGTAGCCAAACCTTTTTGGTCTCGCCACTTTCTTACTTTCATTGCAAACTGTACACCCTTCCATCCTTCTTTGATGTCAATCCATACAAGTTTGCATGTTCCTGTCCCTGCTGGGGCATGAACAATAATTGCTTTCTCTTTATTGATATCGCCCCACGTACCACGGGTTCCCGTATCAGTCATGTACGGGGACCCGTTAGCATAGATTGCTAACTGCATAGCAATATTATTTGGGTGGTCAATGCGACCTGTCTTTAAGTCTGCGATAAATCTTTCGCCTTTATATTCAACAACTCTATCTGGTGTGCCTGCAATTTTATACTTGTCTAGCACTGTGAATTGCTCGATGTAAATCTTAGTAAGAATACTTGTTGCCTGTTCATAGGCTTTGATGTCTGGCATCCACTGCTCTGGGAATATACCTAACTCTAAACCTAAGTCTAGTTTTTCTGTTAGTGCGTGGATTGCTGTACCGATAGTGGCTGCTTTACTAGCGCCTGCTACTTCCATTGCTTCTTCAATATAAGCATTAACTAACTTGTTGTTATCTCCTGCTACACCAATGGCTAACAATAGGTCTGGTCTACTTGTTAAACCTATTGCTGCCATGCGCATCTTCCATGCTGTTAATGCAGAGGCATCATCTAAACTGTTGGCAATAGTTGTTGCACGAGTATAAGCAACTGGCTTGCCACCTGTAGGTGGGACAACTAGTGGTCGTCCGTATCTATCTCTTTCAATTTCTGTTGGCATTACTCTCCTTGTTAATTAGTGTCCCGTGTTCGCAGATGGCGGGACCACCCATCCCCAAGTCTAACACATAGTAGAAATGAAAAAACACCTATGCATTAGATAGCGACTATGGATGTTGGTTACTCTCGTTCAATGTCTTGTACTCGTACATCTGGGTCGTGCAACTCTAAGTCGTAGCCGCTAACTTCGATGTTGTCCGTAATGTAATCTTCAACTTCCTCAGGGGAGGTAGCCTTGATTCCAGTAACAGTAACTGTAATCTCTACAGTTGCTGACCAGGTTGTAGTAAGTACATCTGAACCGATTGATTCTAGTAACTGATTCACGTCATCACGTGTAACTGTTACCTCATCTGAACCATCATCAAATGCTTCTGAAAAGAAATCATATACCTTGGAGCGTGTGCTAACAAGTTTTCTATATGCTTCTTGTGCTTCATTAGATATTGCTTCATGCTTTTTCTTTGTTGTAATCTCACTCTTGATTAGTTCTTTGAGTGAATCTTCTGTGAAGTTGTAGGTTGTTCCGTCTACTGTGATTGGATTTAGGTACACGATTCTCCTTAGATTGAGAGTAGTTCTAGTGCTCGTAGTTTAATGCCATCATTCCGTCCTGCAAGGATAGAAATACTAGCATCTTTCTGAGAGTAGTGGTCGGCATATTCTACAACTGCTTGCCATAAACCAAACTCTGTGTTGCGGATGTTCTCTTGTGTTGGGCTATCTGAGTAGATAGCAAATGCTTTCTGCCGTGCATTGAGGGCACGGGACTTAGCATTCTTTTCACCCTTGCTGAGTAGGTGCATAGGTGATTGTTCAATTTTGGTAGGCAATGCCCATACTTTCTTGAAGTATGCGGTTGCTCTAGAGATATCTGTCTCACGCTGGATGAGATGGTTAGCCAGGTCGCTATACATATCAATGCTTGAGTAGGTTAGGTCAAGTAAGTTTCGCATGTCAGATACTGATAGTACTGCGTTTGAAGTATGACGCAGCGTATAAGTATGTGCTTTGTTCTTGGCTCTAAAGATACGATTGATTTGGTTGGCACAAAACAATCGCTCAATGATAGGGCGCACTACTACCGATGATGAACCGTCATGACTAGTCTTGGCTAGTAAGAAGGCAGCATGTGGGTCGCCTTGGATTTCCATTTCTTTTGGTAATGACATGAGCATCCATACTTTTGCTCCGTCATCGTACTCACCTGCTGCTGCATAGCGAGCCTCGCCTGAATCAATCAATCCATCTAGTGAGCCAAAGACTTCAGAGTTCTGAAAGACTTTGTACTTACTACCCACTACACCAATGACTGACTCTTTTCCTTGATGTGTTTTTATGACTGCTTGCTTTTTTGGTACATGCAAGAAGTCTGAAGTGTGCATATCTGACAGGCTAACTGTCCAGTTAAGTCCTGCTTCTTGTGCTACTTGTGCTGCGCTTGTTGCTTCTACTGCTACGCCAGCCTTAAGCCAGGCTGAGCGGTTTTTTACTACATCTGCTGTAGTCATGTGTCCCTTTCTTTACCATGAAGCCTGATACTCGAAGGACCATCCTTCGGGTACATCTTCAATGAGTTTACTTACTATCTTCACAGTCTTTTCAAGACCATGAAAATACCATTCGTCATACTCTGTGCTGCCAAAGAAGAAGCCACCACCTGGTGGTAGTAATCTACTTGCTTGACTGTGGTCTGCTAATACTATTTCACATGCATTCTTTAAGTCAATTAAAGAACTGCGTGGTACATAGATTGGTTGGCACTCATCAACTCCGTCTGCTAATTCTTGAACGAACCAGTTATGAATAGCATTAACCTTGCGCCAGTATCCAACTTGAATAGATACAGATGCAAAGGCTAATTCATCTGGGTCATACATCCAATCTGTAGCCCCCACGAGGGAGGCGAGGATTGTGTAATCAGCATTGAGTTTCTTGTTATGTGTTACTGGTTCCCACTCAATAGATGAGATGCTTTTACGAGCATAAAGATACATATCCAATCCCATGATTAGATACCCATCCCTGCCTTGACCTTTGGATGAAGTTCCTCAGTCATTGCTTTGAGTGCATCTGCTGGCCAATTTGAATTGAATACACGGCGAAGCAAGTTTGCTAGTGAATAAGT